CAGGAAGAGACGATGCGATTCGTCTCTGAGGGAGCCGGCACAAAGAACATGGATGCTGGAGCGGGGTATTACATCCTTGCGGATGCTATTAGAGCGGTAGCGCGCAATCACAAGGAATCTCCAGACACGATCCAAACGGTTGTGTGGTCTGGTATGGGTGGAGGGAAGCGATGACTGTCCTCAAGGGAATGCTCGAAGGTGACGCGGGAGTCGAGGATGGCGCCGAGCTGTCGAACGATGAGTACGACGCACAACTTCTACGGGAATACCTGAAAGCCAAGCGGCGTGGTGATATCAAGTATGACCTTGGGCCTCCGCTTTCCTCGTGGGAGGATGGCAAGTTCGCGCACGAGAATGATGATGCTTGGGAATTGTTGTCGAAAGAATTGGACGATCTCGGTCTGGACAAGGGGGAAGCAATTGCCATTGTCAAACGAGAACGTGGGACGCTTCCTCACCAGCTCGAAAGTTGGTGGGAGACGGGCAAAGGTGCCGCGCAAATCAAGTGGGGCACGAAAGGTTCGTTCGACCGGTGCGTCAGGCTCGCGGTCGAGAAAGCGGAAATGACGCCGGAAAGTGCCAAAGGCTTTTGTGCCAAGCGGCATCATGGGGCCACTGGCAAATGGCCGAACGAAGGTAAGGAGCAAATCATGGTAACAGAGGCTCGTCAAGTCGATGCGGACGGCCTGGATGACTCGTGGGATGACCTGTCAGACCTGCCGGACCTGACGGGCCTTGATGTCACTGACTTCGAGGCCGTCTCGGAGCCGGAGTCGAAGGCTGAGGTCAACGAGGATATCGAGCGTGGCCGGTTCGCAAAGCTCGCTAAGAGTTTGGCTGCGAAGGGTGCCCAGAATGCAAAGGCGCTCGCTGCCTTCATTGGCCGGAAGAAGTATGGCAAGAAGGCGTTTCAAGCGATGGCTTCTGCTGCACGGAAAAAGAAGTCCTCGAAGAAGGATGCTCCACCGCGCGATCCCCTTTACCGTTTCGGTGAGAAGATCGAATTGGAGTGGCCTCGAAGCGAAGATGGAATGCCAACACTGAATGGGCACTTCGCAGTGTTCAATCGGTGGACGGAGATCAATTCGATCTTCGAGGGTCACTTCATGGAGCGGATTTCTCCGGGGGCCTTTTCAAAGACCTTCCAGGAGAATCGTGATCACATTCGGGTGCTCTTCCAGCACGGTCGAGACAACGCGATCGGTGATAAGCCGCTCGGTCCAATCGACACGCTGGAAGAGGACGATGTTGGCGCGCGATATGAAGTCCCGATGCTCGACACGGCATACAATCGGGAACTTATCCCGGGCCTCAAGGCGAATCTCTACGGCGCGTCTTTTAGAATGCGAGTAACGCGCGAGGACATGGTTCTGCCCGATCACCCGAACCACCCGGGACCGTCCGACTACAACCCGGATGGTTTGCCGGAGCGGGACATCAAGGAAATCGCTTGCTCGGAATTCGGCCCCGTGACGTTCCCGGCTTACAAAACTGCGACGGCCGGCGTGCGTTCGATCACGGACGAGATGCTGGCACTGCTGTTCACTCGTGAGCCGGAGCGGTTCCTCGAATTGATCCGTGCAGTCAATCCTGATCTCTTTGAGAAGGTGCCGAAGGTCGAGGCGCCGAAGGAAGAGCCGAAGGAGCCGGAGCGGGACGAGCCAAAGGAACTCCCGAAGCTGACTGTGGTGAAGCGACGCGACCTTGATCTCGAAAGGGCGTACGCAAGGATTCGTAGGGCTGCTCGGGAGGCCGATCGAGTCTAACCCTTGACTTGACACGAGCTTGTCAATACTATCGGAGTAGCACCTTCCGCTTAGGCGGCCTGCACCTCCCCTCGGGGACGCCGCTCAAAGCCCTCTTGCGGAACGCCGCGAGTATACCGGTAGTTTCTATCCGCAAGAGAGAAGGTGAAATTAGAATGACTCGTGAAGAGCGCGTGGCCCGCATGCAGGAATTGGAGCGGTGGGTCGAAGAGCAGAATAACGAGTTTACGGATGAGCCGTTTCCGCCTGATATTCAGGAGCAGTGGGAAAATAACAACCGTGAACTTGCTGAGCACCAGCTCGTACTGCGTGAACTCGAAGAGCGGGATGCCAAGCTGCGGCAGCTTGCCGAGCGTCAGGCGACTCGTGAAGCCGGTTCCGATCCTGGTCGGGCTCCGGCCCGTGGGCCTCAGCGCATTTCCGCGATGAGCGAGCGGGAGGTCTATGACCTTTCCGCAATGCGAGTCAATCCTCTTGATCCTGAGTCGGGGACTCGTGAGATGCGCGACCGTGCTGTGCGCGCGGTCGAGCTTGCGCATTTCCCACACCCGGAGATCGACGAGGAAAGGGCTCGCTCGCACGTTCTGCGTTTGCTGCGGCGTGCGGACGAGGAAGAGATCGAGCTGGGGCCGTTGGCTCGGCGAATTCTCACCACCGGTAATCCTGCGTACAAGCGTGCATTCGCAAAGATGATGGGTTCGTTGCTGCGCGGCATGGGCGGCATTGCCAACCTGTCATTGGAAGAGCAGCGTGCGGTTGACGCTGTTCGTGCGATGGCCGTGGGTACCGGTAACCTCGGTGGTTTCGCGGTGCCATACACGCTGGACCCGACGCTGATCCCGTCGTCCAACTGGAGCGTTAACCCGTTCCGCGCGGTCTGCCGTACAGAGCAGATCACCGGGAACGAGTGGCGCGCAGTTACCACGCCGGGTACGACTGCGGACTACGCTTCGGAAGCTGCGGAGTCTTCGGACAACTCCCCGACGACTCTGACGCAGCCGACGTTGCTCATGAACCGTGCGCAGTGCTTCGTGCCGGTTTCTATCGAACTCACGCAGGATTGGGGCGCGATCCAGTCCGAATTGGCGCAGGTGATTTCTGACGCCAAGGACGACCTGGAGGCTTCCCGATTCACGACGGGTTCGGGGACCGGTATGCCGATGGGACTCCTGACTGGTGCTACGTCTTCGACAAACGTTGCCACGTCGGGCTCATTCGTGATTGGCGATCTTTACAAGCTGGAAGAGGCTGTGCCTCCGCGATTCCGGCCGCGTTCGGTTGTTCTCGGCAACCGTAACGTGTTCAACAAGATTCGCCAGTTCGACACGTCGGGTGGTGCCGGAATCTGGATTCAGAATCTCCAGATGGGGATTCAGAATAATCCTCCGACGCCGGGTACAACCGGGTGGAACGTTCTCGGTTACCCTGCGTACGAGGACACGGCGATGGCCGTGCAGGCTTCCGGTAACAAGCTCCTGGTGATGGGCGATCCTCGGTACTACGTGGTCGTGGATCGCATCGGTATGGACATCGAAGTGATCCCGCATCTCTTCGGTGTTTCCAACCGGCCGACCGGGCAGCGCGGGTTCTACGCATTCTGGCGGAACAATGCCACGGTTCTGCACGCCAATGCTTTCCGCGTGCTCAACGGCTAAGGGGGTGACAGGTTATGCCGCAAAGGTGGCACGGTCGGTTTGGCCGCGTCTACATGCAGCTCGCGTCTGCTGATACGCAGGCGACTCCTGTCGCGTTCCTTAACGCCTGGGAAATTAACGCGGAAACCGATAAGGAAGATGTCACTTGCTTCACGGACCCGAACAAGATTTATGTGGTCGGTCTCCCTGACGCGAGTGGCTCGTTCGGTGGGTTCTATGACGACGGAACTGTCCAGACGTATTCGGCAGCGTCAGATGGAATTTCTCGTAAGTTCTATCTGTATCCGACTTCGCTGGACACTCAATACTGGTACGGATATATCTTTCCCGATTTCAAAGCCTCGGGTAAGGTTGACGGCCCGGTTGAAATCTCGTCCGAGTGGAACGCGGCGAGCGCCATTCTCAAGCGGCAGTCGTAAGGGAGGCGAGCTAATTGGCACGTTATAACAGCCAGCTTGTTTCCGCGACTGCGGTTGGTGTCGATACTGCGTTCGGTTGGTTCGGTTACCTTACGACCGTTGCGAAGCTGCGTCGCGTGACGCTTGGAATCGGTGTGACTTCCGGTTCAATTGTTTCGCAGCAGTGCGTCGTCGGATTCAACGTCACGACCGGTGCGTTGGGTACACCGACAAAGGCAACGGCAAACGCGATGGATGCCGGGTCGCCGGCCTCTACCTCGGGCGGTCTGATTTCGGCGGCGGGTACTCCACCGACGCTTGGTGCCACAACGGCCGATGCTTTCAAGGTTGCATTCAATACCCAATCGGGTGCTGATCTTCCGTGGGAGCAATTGGAAGAGTGGCGAATCGGTGGTTCGACCTCACTTGGTATCGCGTTCGTGAACCGCGTGACCGCGTTGCCGGCCAACCATGAGTACATTTTGTCCGTAGAGTTCGAGGAGTGACAGGTAGTAGTGAGAGTGATAGGATTGGGGCATCATGCAGGGAGGTGGTGCCCCATTCCTTATGCCAGAGGTAACCGGAAGGTCTGTTCCTCATGCCGTAGGGATCTGTCGCTGGATGCTTTCGGCCGTAATAGAAAATTCAAGGATGGATTGAGTAATCAGTGCAAGGATTGTCTCAATGCATCTCGACGGAAGTATCGTCAGAATCTTGGGCAGTGTTCGATTCCTGGATGTACTGCAAGGGCGGTTGGTAACTATCGAGCCGGTGCGCTATGTACCACGCATTACTTATGGCGCAAGCTCGGTAAGGATATGACCGTGCCGGTTAGGCGAATGCGAGCGAGGGGCCAAGGGCATCTTCGGAAAGATGGTTATATCACTCATCAGATTCAAGGGAAGTCCAAAAGTGAGCATCGTATAGTAATGGAGCAAGTTATTGGTCGCTCACTTTATCCAGAAGAGCATGTGCATCACAAGAATGGAATTAAGGCTGACAACCGGCCGGAGAATCTTGAATTGTGGGTAGGTTGGGGGAAACAGCCAAAGGGTCAACGGGTTTCCGACTTGCTCGACTTTGTTGTCAGTCACTATCCAAGCGAGCTTCGAGAGAGATTGGGGTGACGGGCCTGGTCGCCCTGTCGGGACCGGAGGGTGTAGAATCCCTCCGGTCCTGCTTATCTAGGAGGGGACAATGGCGAAGGGTAAGGTTTACGTCGCGGTCGAATCCGGGTCTGCGAATATCGACGGCGAGTATTACGCTTTTCATGCAGGCGTCACTCGGGTCCGTGAAGGTCACCCGCTATTGCAGCAGTTCCCAAACTATTTTGGCGAAGTCGATGATCATGTCGATTTTGAATGGGAGACTGCAACGGCGGCTCCTGACGAGAAGCGCGGTGCGACTCCTCCGAAGAGGTGACAATGACGACGCGGGTTTCGGTTGCTTACGTTCACAGTGAGGAAGTCGCGTACTCATGGTTCCGTAGTCTCACCGGATTAGTGACTTGGGACCGGGCGCACAATCGCCATGTCGTTGACAACGAGTTTATCGACATCCAATATTCCTCCGGTGGACTCGCGGAAGCAAGGAATAAGGCGGTCGAGGAATTCCTTGACAAGACGCACAGCGATTGGTTGTTCTGGCTTGACACTGATATGGGGTTCGAGCCTGACATCGTTGATCGTCTGCTCGACGTGGCTGATCCTAAGGAACGGCCGATTGTCGGTGCGCTCGCGTTTGCCTTTGTCGCAAACGAGCAGGATGGTATGGGAGGCAAGATTTGTCATACCGTCCCGGTCATTTTCAACTGGTACAACACTGAGCACGTTCGGGGTTACCAAACAATCGGTCCCTATCCGATCAACACACTGCTTCGCTGTTCCGGTTTGGGCTCGGCCTGTATTCTGATCCATCGCTCGGTCTTCGAGCGAATGCAGATTGAGCTAAAGAGCCGTACGTGGTACGACCAGATTCGGATTATCAATGATGGCAAGCCGGAATGGATGGGCGAGGATCTTTCGTTCTGCTCTCGTGCTGGCAGTATGGATATCCCAATCTATGTCAATACTGCGGTCAAGACGACGCACTACAAGCATGTCTGGGTTGGCGAACGCCAATTCTGGGAAGAGTGGACTCCCGAGCCGGCGGAAGAGGAAGTCGCTGTATTGGTGCCAGTCATGCGACGACCGCATAACGCAGAGCCGTTTATGCGATCGTTGCGCGCGTCGACGGGGCTCGCGCGGGCTTATGCAATCTATGACCGTGAAGACCTCGAAACTGCGGCTGCATGGAAAGCGGCCGGAGCCGAACTGATTGACATCAACGAGTTTCGGGAACTTGATCGTCCGGGCCGATTTTCAGAGAAGGTGAATGTCGGCGCGGAGCAGACGAGCGAACCGTGGGTGTTTATCTGCGGTGATGACGTTAGCTTCCATGCCGGCTGGCTTGACAGTGCAATGTCAGTTGTTCGGGATGACGTGCATGTCATTGGTACCAACGATCTCGGCAATCCTCGGGTTCTCATGGGTGACCATGCAACCCATATCCTGATCCGGCGCGATTACATCAAAGCTCCGGGCGCAAGCTGGGGGAAGCCGGGGACGATTGCCTACGAGGGCTATCACCATTGGTTTGTCGATGATGAGATCGTGACTGCTGCGAAGCATCGGCATTGCTGGGCGATGGCGCTTGGGTCGATTGTCGAGCACCTACATCCCTTCTGGGGCAAGGGAAAGCCTGACAAGGTATACGAGCTTGGGCAGGATAACGCGGAAGACGACAAGAGGGAATTCGAGCGGCGATGCAACAAGTATCTCCCGTGAGAGAGCGAGTCAAGGAATTACGGCGAGTGCTGAAGGGTACGATGCCAACGCTGAGCATTCTTATCCCGACCATTGCGAGCAGGCGGTCGCTACTCTCTCGGCTGCTCTGGACGTTGGAACCGCAGCTCTGTCCCGAAGTCGAAGTGATCATCCATGCCTCAGAGAAGATCGGGATGGGCGCCAAGTTCAATGAGCTGTTTGCAATGGCAAACGGTCGATACGGTGTGCTCATTGATGATGATGACAACGTCGTTTCCGACTACGTTCCTACAATTCTAGAAGCGACGGGTGAAGGGAACTACGAAGACCCGGACTATGTTGGCTACGGCGTACTCTATACGGTCGATGGTCGATATCGTGAGGTCTATATAAGCGATCCTCGTATTGCCGTTCACCAGCCGTACCGTCTAGACCTAATTCTGCGCCACGTCATGCACAAGTGCCCGGTTCTTGTTGAGAAGGCGAGAGCACACAAGTTCGGGGATGAGTATGATGCCGACTACCATTGGGTTTCGGAGATGATCGCAGACGGCTATCCGCACAAGCCAATGGTGCTCGATCGGGTGCTGTATCACTACGACTACTGGCCGCAGTACACGGTGGGGATCGACCCGAAATGGGGGCCAACACAGCGGGAAGTTGGGAATTGGCCATTCGAGCATTCTCGGTTTACTTGGGTGAGTGAATAGTGGAATTCCAGACTGACAAGGTGTATTGGGGATACGTGCCGACGTACGAGCGCATGGCTGCGGAGATTGGGCCTGCGGGACGAGTCTGTGAGCTGGGTGTGTATCACGGTGACTCGTTAGATATGTGGCTGACGTTTTTCCCCAAGGGCATTGTTGTTGGTATCGACCATGATGATCAGTGTCGGTGGCCAGTCGGATCGTACAAGATCGTTTCTTTGCAAGATGATGAGCGCCTTGTGCCGGCGCTGAAAGAGTACGCAGAAGCGTATGACCTGATCGTTGATGACTGTTCGCATCAAGGTCACTTGACGAAAGCCTCGTTCGATTTGCTATGGCCGTTGGTTGCTCCGGGCGGATGGTACGTTATCGAGGATTGGATGGTTGGGTTACCGAGCTGGCAGAATCAAGAAAGCTATAATATTCCAACACTCCAAATGGCGCAGGATTTCTTGTATTTACTCGATCAGGGAAAAGATACAGGAGTCGAAGACATCACATATCGCTGGGGCCAGATCATCCTGCGGAAGAAGCGGTAATGCATACGACAGCGATGGAATGGGTGCAGAAGTTTGCCACCGATGACAACATCACGATCCTCGATCTCGGAGGCCGTGATATCAACGGGACGCCGCGACCTTTGTTCCCCAATTCTGTCTACACGACGCTCGATCTTCTCCCCGGCGACAATGTGCATATCGTTGCTGATGCCGCGACGTGGGTTCCGACTCGCCAATGGGATCTCGTGCTCTGTACCGAAGTCTTCGAGCACACGCCGGCATGGCCGCTCATCTGTCAAACAGCATTCAAAGCATTGCGACCAGGCGGAATGTTTGTGACGACGATGGCCGGGCCAGGCCGGGGTCCGCACTCTGGGGTTGACGGGGAGAATCTGAAAGAGGGCGAGCATTACCAGAATATCGAACCGGAATGGTTACGGCTGGCGCTCGAACAGTGGGGGTTCGTTGATATCGAGATCGAGCATTTGCAGGGTACGTATGCATGTGACGTTCGAGCTGTTGCGAGAAAGGCTGAGTAATGACCATTATTCCTCCGAATGGCCAAGTGGCTCCATCTCAACGATTACTCCAATGGAGATTTGCTTATATCGACGTAGATTTTCATAATCGGATTATGCGGCTTCAAGCAATTATGGGGCCGTTATCAATCATTATGCAATTGACGATTGACGACATGGAACAGTTCTGTCAAGATGGATTAGAACAGGTGCGACGTGCAAGGACTGATCTTGCGCGAGCGCAAGGAATTCCAGATGAGAAGATTGGGGAATGAAATGCCTAGCAAGGGTTCTTCATGGCAATGGATTGTTACTGTCACTGACGCGAATGGTCCGCATCCAGAAAAGATTATCGGTTCATGCAATGGTACCTTCGCCAGTGCCACATATTACAAGGACGACGGATATGGCAACCTGATTGTCCCTGACGGCAGCTACATGGCTAACCCGTCTGGGGTGGCGTGTGAGGAGCAGGCTGTCGAGGCATGGGCGATTGCCAACTATACCAATCGTTCCTAATTCAGGGAGTCGCTGCGATGCTCTCTGAGGCCAATATTCTGCAAGTTAATTTCGGCAACTTTGATGCATCCAGTGGTACAGCTACTCTGCCGTCAGGGACTTCTGAGGGAAGTGCGGTGCTGTTGGTCGCACGATCAGCGAGCGCACCTGGTGGTTTGAACGTTCCTGCTGGCTTTGAGCAGGACATTACCCCAATCAGTTTAGGTGGCGCGGCCTTACACGCTTGGCGCCGAAAAAACTGTGCAGTAGGTGAATCGTCTTGGCCCATTTCTCTTCTGGCGCAGATAGCGGATCTCGTTCTCTGGTTTGCGTATGAAGTGACAGGACTGGATCTCACCGAACCGCTCGATCAATGGGCCACGCATGGTGCAACTGGCGTGACCTCCGTTTCGACGGGAACGACACCGCAGACCAACGCCGATGACATCATGTGCATGGCGATTCACGCCACGAATACAGTCACTACTATCTCAGGGTGGACGAACGGGTTTGATGTGATCCCCGGGGAGTTTCAGTCGCAGAACGCTGGCGCTGATGGTCAGGAAGCGATGTCAGTTCAACGACTCTATCCCGGGGTGGCCGGCCAATACGAATGCACGGCAACGCTGGGAGCTTCGGTTACTGCGATGGGTGCGATGATTGCGTATCGCGCGGTTGGTGAGCTGCCTGTAGACCCCGGTGGTGAGGTGATGGGCTAAATGAGCAACCTGTTCCTCACGAACACTGACATGGCGGCATTGGTTACTTCGGGGGCAGAGACAACTCGCCATAAGTTGAATGGATCAGCGGGTGCGGCTTCGACGTTGCGAAATAAGAATGGTGCGACCGGGCCGACCGTTCCTTTGAAGGTAACGGATTCAACTGTAGCCGGTACAGATGGCGCGACGATTGCATGGTACTCGGAACAACTACAGGCGGTCACGATTGCGGGGCAGATTGTTGCGTCACTGTGGGGACGAGAGAATGCCACGACGAACAATGCCGCTCCTGCTCTTGGCGTCTATCGGTGTAGCGATGTTGGTGCAGAACTGGCAACAATCGTTGATCCGGCAGGGGTCCAAACGGTAACTTCTGCGCCGGAATTTGCGACGACAGCAGGCGGTGCAGCTAAGACGGTCACTATTGCTGCGGCGGATGTTGTTGATACCGGCATTCTATTAGGTGAGCGCCTGAAAGTTGCACTGTTCATTGAAGACGCCGTTGACCAGGGTGGCTCGGGGTCAATGTCCTCTTCCGCGCAATGTCAATTTTGGGTGAACGGACCTGACGGCGTTGCGGGTCAATCCAAGATTGCGTTTACTGAAACGATTTTGTCGGTGGTGCCGACTATCGTTGGAACTATTAAGCCAGTTGTTGCTGGTCGTCCAACGAATCCAGGGCGTGAAGCGCCAGTTATTCTTTAAGGAAGGTGGCTACTTAAATGGCTCGCTTTGCATCTGCATATCGCACAAGTGGTGCCGGCTCGGCTACCTTACCGATGGCTTCGCTGTACGCGCAAGCAAACACACCGTTATGGGTGGTGGAAGTTGGCATAACCAACACGACTGCTGTGCTGTTGGAGGTTACGCTCCAGCGATTGAGTTCTACGGGAACGCAGGGTACAGCGCAAACAGTTATCTATGAAGAGAATGATACAATCACCGTGAAGGGTGATCCACGTCAAACGCATAGCGTTCTTCCAACTCTCGTAGCTGGTGAAGTTCGGCGTGCATCTATTGGTGCATCTGTCGGTTCCGGTGTGATCTTCACGTTCGGTGGTCGCGGTTTGTATATTCCGCCAGGTACCGCCAATGGAGTCGGGCTGTTACCGATCAGCACGACTGGTCAAATCTGTGACGTGTACTGGTCTTGGGACGCCTGAGTTCGGGGAGGTGAGCGGTTGTGCCGCCTCGCCGAAATTTTCTTAAACCACCTGCTCGAATTATCCGGCGAGGATCTCGCCTGCTTCGCCCTGCTGTTGATTCCGGTGGTGGTGCTGCTCCGGCGTTTGTTGCACAACCAATTGCACAGCGGCGCCGAACGCTTCCTGTCGCAAGGCGTGGGAATTTCTTTGATATTCAACTTGGTGGTGGGCCGCAGCTAGTTGCTGCGTATCAAGTTGACTCTGGCGGTAGTAATACCAACACACTTCTGTCGCCAGCGTTTATGCCTGCTCCAGGCGAGATCATTATCGTCAAGGCACAATCTGAGTTTGGTGACGGTGGTGCATTCCCTACACCGACTGGTGGCGGGCTGACCTACCGGTTGCGTCGTAGTGACAGCAGTTCTTCACATGATCGAGTCGCATTGTGGACTGCCGAGGTTAGTGCTAGTCCCGGCTCAATGCAAGTGTCGCTGGGTTCGCCAGGTGCGACCGCGAATGCTCACTCAATGGTTGTTGAACGCTGGGCGAACGGGTATCTGGCGCTCAATCCAGTGTCAGTGCTAACAACTGGCGTGGCGAGCATACCTTCGACGACATTGATCACGACGTTGCCACGGTCAGTTATTTCGTGGTTAAACTCGGACTGGAATGCGCTTAATGGTGCCAGCCGGGTCTACAGTGTGACGCCTGGTGTGGTATATGAGACCGGGTACATATTCGTTTCGACGAAGGCGACATTCTATTGGGCTTGGCAACGTGCGGCAACGCAAGGTACACAGACGTTCGGGCTTACTGCGCCTGGAGGGCAGAACTGGACACTGGTTGGGATCGAGATTCTTGCGGACCCGATTGTTGTACCTGGATTTGTTGCTCAGTCGCGTGGTCGCCGACTTGCACTAACTCGGCGTGGTGAATTCTTCTTTGCTCCTCCCATTGTTGCAGCACCACCGCCAGTTGTTACGACTCCACCGCAGTCTTTGACACAGCGGCGTCAATCGCTGGGGCAAGTACGGCGCGGTCGAATCTTCGGGACTGTGCCGCCTCCGGTCGTGGTGGCAGCACCGACGTACACGCCACCGCTTTTGACAAGGCGTCGTCAACCGCTTGGGCGAATTCGGGATGGCCAGTTCTTTGCCACGGGTCCGAGTGCCCAAGAGCCTTTGCCGCTCTTGACACGCAGGCGTCAAGCATTGCCGCTATTGCGTCATGGGCGTCTCTACTCGGTGGTTCCAGCTCCGGTTGTTGTGCCGTCGGCAGTGTGGAGTCCTGGACCGATCGAGCCGGCACAGCGTCGTCTGAGCTTCCGGGTTCGTCGTGGCCAGTTCTACCCGGTCGTGCCAGCACCAGTGGTGGCCGCCCCGGCAGTGTGGGTTCCGCCGCTGATACAGTCGGCAACACAGCATCGGGTGTTGGGAATTCGGCGTGGCCAGTTCTTTGAGGCCCCGCTTATCGTGGTGGCTCCGGTCGTCACGGGTGTCCCCGGATTCCTGACACGGCGGCGTCAACCGCTTCTGTCGCAACGACACGGACGCTTCTACCCGAGCTGGGGTCCGCCATCTGTCTGCCCGCGCATGCTCGCTCGCGGGCGTGGGAGGATGTTGCCGTCACGACGCGGCCGGTATTTCTGGCACGGGCAGAACTTCCCGGCGATGCCGCCGATGGTGCATCGCATCCGGCGTGTGTATCGTCCGGGCCTTCCGCAGACTCGTTATCGCACAAGGTTCTTCTGGTTGTTGCTCGTGCCTCCGTCCGAGGTCTGGGCGACGGGTCGGGTCGTGCAGAGCGGGGTGGCCGGCTCTGGCTCGAACGCCTCAGACGCGACAGGGACGGTTGGTCAGAGCGGGGCCACTGGACATGGCGAGAGCGGAGACTCCGACCACGGTACGGTGAAAGAGGAACACGTCGAGGGGAGTGTGAGACTCCATTGACGAGTAGAACATACGACGTTGGCGACAAGGCCAAACTCGACTATGAATTGCGCGATGCAGCAGGCGCGCTCATTGACGCGACTGTGAATTTCACGAGCACCAAGCCGGACGGGACTGCCGGGCCAGGCGGTGTTGCGACGGATGAGCCGGGCACTGGTGAGTATTCATTCACGTTCACGATTGATCAGGCTGGACTTTGGCTCTACAAGTTCACGTCTTCTGCGGCAGCGGTCGAAGTCACGGACGGAATTATGTTCGTCCGCCCGGACGCTACCGCCAATGTCTATACCACTATGGCTGAGATGAAGGGATCAATGGGCCTGGATCAGACCGATACTTTAGATGACGAAGATATCCTTGATGGCATTCTCTCCGCTTCACGATGGATCGACGGTTACACAGAACGTCATTTCTTTAGGATGACGGACACCCGGACAGTAGTTCCGAATGACCGCTATTGTCTGGAGCTTGGTTCGTTCATGGACCTTCTGTCAGTAATCAGTTTGAAGACGGATGAGAATGCAGATGGCAACTTTGAGACCACTTGGGCAGCGTCCGACTACCAGCTCCTCACTGAGGACGGTACGCCAAATATCAATGCGGCGCCGGAACCGAAACCGTATACGGAGATCAAGGCGATCGGACGACTCTTCCCGCTAGTCTACAACCTACCGCAACGACGGACCAATCTTGTGCAGATCGAGGGTGTCTGGGGGTGGCCGATGATCCCTGACGCTGTGCGTCGGGCAGCTCGACTTCTAGCAGTCGAACATTTCAAGCTCAAGGATGCACCGTTCGGAGCAAGTGGAATTGCCGACCTCGGGATTGTTCGCATCCGACAGAATCCGAAGGCAAGAGAATTGCTCCAGCCGTACCGTAAGACCAGCGTCTTTACCGGCTCAATGTTATTGTGAGGTGAATTATGGCAGGAAAGGTTGCACCAACCAAGTCCACACCGTACGAGCGCCCGCCTCGTCCGGGTTCGCAGCCGCCGCCCGCGAACGTCGTTGACCATACTCAGAAGATCCAGCACGTCCCGCCGCCTCAGAAGAAGGGGAAGTAATTGGCCGCTAGCATTAAGGCGATTCGGTTGGCTTTGAAGGATAAGGTCAACAACGTTCCTGGTCTGCGAGGGTCCGACGTTGTTGTTTCCACGGAGCCACCGGTCGGTGTCGTGCGAGTGGAATCGCTCGAATATGATTCGACGTTTCAAGGGGGCTCGCACGATCCGGTGTTCGTCGTGCTCGTGCTTGTCAGTCCAGTTAACGATCGGGCTGCTCAAAACAAGCTGGACGACTTCATGGACCCGGAGAGTTCGACTTCGGTGAAGGCTGCGATTGAGGCTGACCAAACGCTGAATGGAACGGTCGATTTCGTTGTGGTGCGAAGGGTCCGTAACTCGGGCCTCGTCAATTACTTCGGTGTCGATTACCTCGGTGCTGAGTTCGTTGTGGAGACAGGGATTCAATGAGAATTTTGATCGCGCATCCTGGGCCAGGCTACAGTGTGGCCGATGTCTATAGTGGTTGGGACGAGGCACTGCGAGCCTTGGGCCTTAATGTCTATGTCTTCAACCTGGACGACCGTCTGGTCTTCTATGACAACGCCTATCTCCAGGATGATGACGGTAACTACCGTAAGGCGCTTGATCCGAACGGTGCTGTGCAGCTTGCCATGAATGGTTTGGCCGCTGGTCTCTTCAAGCTGCGCCCGGAAATTCTCATCTCTGTATTCTCCTTGTTCCATGACGTTCGTACGCTTGACATGGCGCGAGCATACGGAACGAAGGTGGTCATGCTGCATACGGAGTCGCCGTATGAGGATGGCCGGCAGATGGAGATTTCCCAACACGCGGATCTTACGCTCATCAATGATCCGACGAACCTAGAGCGGTTCCGTGAGATTTGCCCGACTGAATATGTGCCGCACTCGTACCGGCCGAAGGTTCATTGGTTTGGTGGCTACCCTCGTAACGATGGTCCGGATCTTTTCTGGGCGGGTACTGCATTCCCAAGTCGGGTAGTGTTCTTGGAACAAATGAACTTCGAGGGTTTGGACGTGAAGCTCGGGGGGAACTTCGCGTCTATTGGTGCGCGTCCAGAGTCGCCATTGCATGAGTATCTGGTGGAAAAGGATTTCCGTTACTGTATGCAGAACACCGATACTGCTGACTGGTATCGCAAAGCCAAGATGGGAATTAACTTCTACCGGCGTGAGGCGGAAGAGGCACACAAGGCAACCGGTTGGTCTTGCGGGCCACGCGAGATTGAGATGGCTGCGTGTGGATTGCCGTTCCTGCGTGATCCTCGCGGAGAGTCGGATGAGCTGTTCCCGTTTATGCCATCGTTCGATACGGTCGAGGACGCGAGCGAGAAATTGCGCTGGTGGCTTGACCATGAGAAAGAGCGTTTGGACGTGGCGGCAAAAGCGTACGAGGCAATTAAGGATCGGACGTTTGACAAGCAGGCGTCAATGATGTTGCGGAAGTTAGGATTCTAATGGCCGAAGAAGATATTTTGAGATTGGTGGAGCCGGGTGGATCTCGATGGCCGAAATCAAAGTAGAGATTCGGGACACGGGAGACCTCAAGCGTCTCTCGCGTCAGCTCGGGAAGACGGCCGAAGGCAAAGAGCTTCGTAAAGAATTGGGCCAGGCGTTCCGCGCTATCTTGCGTCCAATCTTGGTCGAAGTGAAAGCATCGTACAGTGGTCTTACCCCGAGTCAGAAACCGATTCGGCCGGCACTAAAGCGCGCGACTAGGATGGAGGTTCGACTAACCGGAAAGTTCCCGTCGGCTGGCATCCTTGTTGACGGTACTCGTATGCCATCGGGTCTAAGGAAAATGCCGCAATATTGGGAGGGCGAAGCTGTTTGGAGAAGCCCTGTATTCGGGCATAGAGATCGTTGGATTACACATACGCCTCATCCGGGATTCTATCGGATTGCCTCTGGGCATGATCTCTCGGCGGAACGCGAAATTGCTGAGGCTGAACATCAGTCTCTACGGCCTTTGGAAAGGGGTTAAGTCAATGGCCGATAAGGAAAAGCTGCAACTGAATCCTGATCTTCTGACCCCGCGCGACATGAAGCGGGCTAGGAAGATGCTCGAAGGAAAAAATCCTTACGAGCTAATGGACGACCCGGACGAGGCGATGATCCTGACGATCTGGTGCTTGCGCTCGCGCACCGATCCGACGTTCACATACGACCAGGCTGAGAATACTCCGTTCGGTGAATTTGAGGTGCCCGAGCAAGGCCCCCCCGAGAACGCGACCGACTCATCGCTTGGCTCGAAGAGGAAGGTCGCCGAAAAGAGCGAATCGAAGCCGAAGCTCAGCGTCGTCGAAGCGAAGTCGTCTTCCGAGAATACTACGGACTCACCGAAGACCAGTACAGCGAAATGACCTATGAGGAAATTGAAGACTGGACTGAGATGATGAACAAGGGTCCAGTCGAGAGGGACAGCTTTGAGGGATAATTATGGGCCGTTCAATTCGCTTCGATCTCGTAACCGATGCACGCGGTTACGGTCGAGGCATGCGCGAAGCCGAACGGTTCAATAAGCGTTTCACTGGTAGTATCACCGCGTTGCAGCGTACGACCTCTAAGGGTTTCAAGGTCAACGCTGATACCAAAAAGGCTGAGTCTAATTTCAACCAACTTAGTGATGCTGTCAAGAAATTCAATGTCACCGCACTGACGCTGCGCAATCTCACGAAGCTGCTCAAGTTCCCTGCCATCATTGCTGCCGGCAATGCTCTGGCAGGGGTGTTCGTTTCGGTTGCGGCCGAAGCTGTGAGCCTAGTCTCAGCACTGTCTCCGCTCGTAGGCATTATTCCGGCTGCTGGCGTTGGCATGCTTGCGTTTGCTCAAGCGACGGGTGTATTGAAACTTGCGTTCGGTGGGATTGGGCCTGCACTCAAGCAAGCCGGCGTCGATACTAAGAAATTCAATGAGGAGCTAAAGAAGCTCCCGCCTGCGCAGCGGCAAATCGTCCTGGCGATTGTGCCATTCAAGGAAGAACTGATCAAGCTCCGGGGTATTGCGGCAGCAGGGATTCTTCCGGGACTGCAAGCTGGTCTGCGAGCACTGCATCCGCTCTTCGGTATCGTGCAGAACGCGGTGCGTTTGACAGCAGTCGAGCTTGGTGGGCTGATCGCGGCTGGTGGCCGGCTGTTGGGTTCCGGGCCATTCCGTGCAGACTTCAATCGGCTCGCTCGCGGGAACGTCACGATCATTCACGAGATGGGCAGGGCTGGGCTCTTGCTCATTGATGTCTTCCGCAACATTGCGGTGACCGCGCAACCACTAGCTATTTGGATTGCGCGGATGGTTGTTGGTTGGGCTGACGGGCTTCGGGACTTCTTTGCGCAAGCTCGGGCATCCGGTGCGCTGACCGCGTTCTTTGTTCGCACACAGCACGTCATCTCTACGCTGGTAGATGCGATCGGCCGGTTCGCGCATGCATGGGCACCGATCTTCGCTGCTGCATTGCCGCAGGGCGAGCGTTTCCTGACGATGCTTCGTAATGGTGCAGCAGCATTCGATCGGTTCACGCACAGTGCTCGTGGTGCTGCAATCATTAGGGATATCTTCGCGCAGTCCCGAATCGTGATGGCTGCTGTTGGACGACTGATCGTCTCCATCGCTACGAACTTCTCATTCCTCGGGACGACGATCTCGGGCTCAGGGATTGCCGCACTCATTGACAAGATTGCAACGCAAGGTGTCCCGGCATTTGCCCGGCTGGCGAGGAATACTGGCGGCGCATTCCTCAAGAACCTTGTCCAGCTCGGCATCAACCTGACACGGATCTTTGCCATTATCGGCGGGAACAGCGGAACGTTGACCTCGTTCGTGGGATCGCTTGCGCGCATCGCTGGCGTTGTTGCAACGATTCTCGAAAAGCATCCCGGGCTTGCGAGTTTCGTGACGACGATTGCTGCGATGGCTGCAATCGGAAGCGGGACAGGGCTTGGCTCTGTTGCTGGCGCGCTCTCGAAGATCGGAAGCAATGCTGCTGTTGTAGCTGCGACGAACCGGAATACTGCGGCACTGAATGCCACGATGGGGGCTTCGGGTGCGAAGGCCAGTATTCTTTCCCGTGTCGGTAGTGTGTTCCTTGACATCGGCAAGAAAGCAGCGATCGGGACTGCCAGTGTTCTCAAGGCTGTTGCAATCCAGGTTGGTCGTTGGGTGGTCATGGGCGCGGTCGCGCTTGCGCAAGGGGCGCGTGTCGCTGCCGGCTGGTTGCTCGCTCTCGGGCCGATTGGACTTGTGGTCGCTGCTGTCGCGGTCGCAACGGTACTCATTATTAAGAATTGGGGAAAGATCAGTCGGTTCGTTGTTGCTGCTGCCGGTGCTGTTCTGAATTGGTTGAAGAGTAATTGGCCGAAGATCGTTGCTATTCTGCTCGGGCCGATTGGGCTTGCGGCGTTGATGATCTACCGGCATTGGGCAGCTATTAGTCGTGCGACGGTTAAGACTTGGACTGCGGTTTCTGGTTTCCTCAGTCGAACTTCCGGTAACATTTACAACCGTGCCAATTTTGCATTCACTGCAATGTGGCATCGTATCGTTGCGCTCTGGAATGCGATTAGTCGTGCAACTAGTAATACATGGAATGCAATCTACGGAGCTTACAGTCGTACGGTTGGTAATATCTTCAATCGAACGCGCTCGGGATTTAACTCGGTCAAGGATTGGATTTTCCGTACTTGGAATGCAATCAGTTCTCTGACGGGTCGGTTTGTCACTTCGTTCGGTCGAATCTTCGGTGGCATTCAGGGCGCAATCAGTAAGCCGCTTGCGTTCGTTGAAAAGATCATCTCGAAGTTCATTAACGTTGCGGGTACTGTCGCCGGTTGGGTACAACTCCCGTTTGCGAACGCCATGAAGTCGTTTCGCTTCGGAGGCGGTGGTCCGGTCTCTGCTGCGAGTGGCTTGAAGGTGAACGCTGGAGCGAAGCTCGTGGCCGGACGAATGGCAAAGGGCGGCCCCGCTCGCGGTCCTGGTGGAACCACGGCAGACAAGATCCCTGCCATGCTTTCGCACGATGAGCATGTGTGGACTGCACGCGAGGTCCGAAACGCTGGTGGCCACGCTGCAATGTTCGCTCTGCGACGGTTGCTCGGTGGCGGCAAGCAGGCGAGGAATTCTATTCTTCTAGGGCACCGGCAGATTCGAGCTGCTGGTGGAATTGCAAATATCCGTGGTCGCGGTGACATTGGTGGAGACCCTGACGTTCTGAGGATTGCGCCACGTTTCGCGGTCGGTGGCGGTGTCATTCGTGGCACACAGAATTTCCTCAAGGGTGTTGACAGCCATCCGTATGTGTGGGGCGGTGTCGGGCCTGGAGGGTACGACTGCTCGGGACTGACTGGTGAAGTCTGGAACCGACTCACTGGTCACCCTTCGTATCGTCGCGTGATGACGACGCACTCGAATTTCGGCGGGTTGGGATTCCGGCCTGGTCGTGGAACGTACACGATCGGCGTGAGCAGTAGTCACATGGCTGGGAACCTTGCAGGGCTTGGGTTCGAGGCCCGGTCAACAAAGAGCGGGATTCATATTGGCGGTTCCGCACGATCGGTGACGAGCTTCCCGCAGCAGTTTTTCCTGCCACAAGCGGGCGGGAAATTTACTAGCGGTGGTGGCGGATTCTTTGGAGCCATCGGAAGATTCTTCTCGAAGATCCAAGAGAAGGCGCTTGGCGCTCTGACTCACATGGCAATTCCTGGATTCAAGGGTGCCGGTGGCGGACTCTTTGGCGATATGTTTGTTGCCATCGGAAAGTCGATTCTCGGTGGCATTCCTGGAATGATCCGGGACGCAATCATTCCGTCCGGCGATGGTGGTGGGCCTGGTGGTGGAACGCCGCTAGCGAACATGCGGCTCGGTCAGCAGATGGCTGCGCAGCGTGGTTGGGTTGGCGCGCAATGGTCCGCGCTGCGAACGTTGTGGCAGCACGAATCCGGCTGGAGTAACACGGCTCGAAACCCGTCGTCCGGTGCGTTCGGTATTCCGCAAGGATTGCCGGCCTCGAAGATGGGTGCTGCTGCTGCTGGTGGAAATGCTCGGGCGCAGATTGCTTGGGGTTTGAGCTACATCGCTGGCCGGTATCGGAATCCAGTAAACGCTTGGAACTGGTGGCAGGGACACAACTGGTATGGCAGCGGACTCGATGCTGTGTTCCGTAAGCCGTCAATGATCGGTGTGGGAGAGAAGGGTGCCGAGCGTGTGACCGTGACTCCGGTCGGCCGGCGTGGTGCTGGCGGTGGAGTGCCAGTTACGTACAATATTACTGTCAATGCGTCGGGCAGTAATGGTGACGAGATTGCGGCCAAAGTTTATGAGGTAGTTGCGAAGGTGGAACGAGATCGCTGGTTCGCGGAGCGGCGGGGAGGTCGGCGCTAATGGGTAAGCTCGATGGCACTGCCGGCACCGAACTGATCCGGCCGCAAACAGACTCGACAAAAGTCGGTATTGTATATTCGACCGGTACGAACATGAGCGCGCTCATTGACGACTCGCCTGACGATGATGCGACTTTTGTTCGTGGAACGACCGGGAAAACCTGGCCGGACGTATGGGCGATTACCTCGTTGACGAACCTTGCGTCTGCGCTCGGGGCGAATCAGCGAATCAGTAAGGTTCGCATGCGCGCGCGCGTGCGGATGCAGTCTTCGGACCCTGGCCACGGTGCAGCGATCGACTGCAAGTTCCGCAGTGCGATCACTGGTAAAATGAACGGCTACACTCGTTTCTACACAACGAATCCGTCAACGGTCCAAGCGCAGACGGGACCGTGGGTGTTCAAAGATCCGAACGGGATTGAATGGTCCTACAACCGAGTCCGTGACTTGACAATCTACTACGTTTGGTATTCCAGTGCTGGCTCGGTTCATGAGAATCTGCGGCTCACCGAATTCTATGTGGACGTGGACATTCGCAATCAACCGCAGGTCGGTACGGTTACGGTTGCCGGGAACGACACGAGCACTCGACCGACCGTGAGCTGGGTGTATACGCCGAACATTGACAACGACCCGCAGAAGTGGTACCGAGTCAAGATTTTCGACTCGAACCAATACGGTGCGGTCGGATTCAACCCGGAAACCTCGAAGGCGATCTGGGATTCGGGCGAGGTCGCTGGCGAAGTTACTGACTATACGATTGGGACGGACCTCGTTGTCGGCTCAACATACAAAGCGTACGTGAAAGCTGCTGCGAGCTTTAATGTTACTGATCATTGGTATTCCGCTTGGGCGGCTTCCAGTACATTCTCGCTTACGCCTGCAACGCCGCCAGTCCCGACGCTCACACTTACAGCAGACAACACGGTACCGTATCTTCGGAACCTGCTTAATGCTGTATCGAATTTGAACCTGCTTACGTTTCAGCAGGCCAGTTTGGAAGATGGTACGACAACTGGATGGGTTAACGTCTCGAACGGTGTGCTGGCAAGTGATGCCACTATTTTCGCTGACGGTACTCGATCGCTGAAACTCACGCCGACTACCGGCGGATTGGATGTTGTTGTTAGTACGCTCACGGGTCTGAATGGCGTTCGTATTCAAGGTGGCCAGTCGATAACTGGAACCTTCTTTGTGCGAACGGGTGTGACTGCCCGAACGGTTGCCGCACGATTGTACTGGTGGAAAAAGGATGGTACTGCTGCGAGCACGCCCTCGAATACCGGGACTGGCTCGGCAGACACGACCTCGTTTGTGCAACGGACAGTGACGGCAACCGCTCCGGCCGATGCATGGTATGCCTCGGTGGGCGTAGTGATCACTACGCCGGCAGCAGCCGAAGCGCACTACGTTGACAAGGCCGATATCCACTATGGCTCTGGAGTGACCTTTAGTGCGGGTGGGTTCGTCGGGAGTACGAGCACTGTCGTTGAGCGCGCGATTGTGACAAGAGGAAATCGGAACCTCGCGCACCCGCAGCTTTTCGATGGCGGGGATTTCCTCAAGTCGTCTGCCGGATTCTACACGACTGGTACGTACTCGACCGTGACATACGATCCTTCGGATCAGTTCTTTGGTAAGGGCTCAATCCTTTGGCGTGTCGATGACACGACCTCTGCATTGTATATTGGCTGGGGATCAGCAGCAATCACAAACCTTGCTCCTGACTTTCCGTTCGCGGTTGTTCCTGGCAAGGTCTATTCGATCGGTGTCTCGCTCAAGGCGAGCCAATCATTCACGTCAACGCTTGCAATCGAAGCGATTGATCGTGATGGGAATATTGTTGGCTCAGCATCAACGACCGGGATTACGATTACGACGAGTTGGGTTGAGTACAAGCTGGAAAACTGGACTGTGCCAGCGAACGCTGTGTGGGCTCGTGCGCACGTTGACAACTCGGGCGGCGTGGTGGACCGGCGCGTGTGGGCTGACCGTGTGCGGTGGTACCAGGCTGCTGCATTGCCGGCCACGGTTGACAAGTTCACGTCAGGTCAGAATACGGTGTGGGAGGCTGTGCGTGGTGCTGACACGGGTGACTCGATCATTGACACACTGACTGCCACGGTCTATGCCGAAGACATGGAAGTGCCGCCCGGATGCATCGTCGTGTACCGCGCTCGTAATTTCCAACCGGCAACGGATACCCTGCCGGACAATAGCTCGGACCCGACTGCCTACATTCCAACCATCATGGATACGGTCAATAAGTGGGTGCTCTCTGTTCCGGGTGATGCGAATCGGCGCATGGAAATCCTTGTGCAAGCAATGCCGCAGAAGAAACACGAGGAAGAGGAAACATTCTACACACTGCGCCCGGACGGGACAGTCCCTACGGTTGTGATCAGTGATGCTATCGGTGGTGACGATGGTGAGCTGTCAATCGTCGTGAAGACTGACGATGATTGGGATGAGTTGCACGATCTCCTGTCGCAGCAAAAAGTGCTTTGGCTTGTGCATCAAGATGTTGGCGGGCGTTACATTCGGATTAGTGAGGAACGGAGCTGGACACCGTCTCGCATTCAGCGTGGTACTGCTTGGTTGCGAAAGGTGACTGTGCCGTTTGTTGAAGTGGCAAGGCCGGCGACATAATGGAATCCATGACTGAGAAATTCCAGCGTGCGCTTCCGCGCAGTCATAAGGTTGCGCAGAAAGTCGAATTGCTTACACAGTACGGCAACGTCGATTTGACTGCCGAGGGAATTACTGCGGGCGGACGGGTTGAAGTGTCTTCGACCGAGACACGTCGCACGATGCAACTCAACTTCGTTGACAATGAAGGGATCTGGCTTCCGTTCCAGGTTAACGATCCACTGACTCCGGCCGGGAATGAGATTCGTCTGTACCGGGGAATTGACTTTCAGGATGGTACCAGCCCTGAGCTAATTCCGATCGGCACATTCCGTTTTGTGCAGGTCGATGTTCCAGCACCGAAGGTTATGCTTAATGGGTTCGACCGATCCTATGCAGTCAAAGGGAATCCGGTCTCGGAAACGTTCACCATCCCCAAGGGTACGAACGTTGTTGCAGCGATCGAGTCTATTTTGTTGCGTGTCTACCCGACCTCGATTTTCCAACTGGAGCGGACGCTGCCGGATCTTGACGAGACGACAAATCTTATGGTGGTGGAAATCGAGGCGGACGCCTGGTCAATCATGCAGGATCTTGCAGCGAACGTTGGGCACGACTTGTATTTCAATCCGAAGGGTGAGTTGGTCATGCGCTCGGTCCCGGACCCTTCGACCGCAATTCCTGACTTTGAGTTCGACGACAGTAGTGAAGATAACATGGGGATGTCGGGTATTTCTTTAAGCTGGGATGCAAGCGATGTCGTGAACCGCGTGGTTGCGATTGGCGAGAATCCTGACAACACAACAATCTATCGTGGCGAGGCGAAAGACACGGACCCTGGTAGCCCAACACAGTATGATGGTCCGTTCGGACGCAAGACACTGATCATTCGGGATGAGAAGATCGGCTCGCAGGCGCAGGCAGAACAGCGCGCTCGTGCGGAGCTGATTAAGCGGCTTGGCATTCCGCAGTCGCTAACGATTCCCTCGCTTGTGCATCCTGCGCTCGAAGCTGGAGACGTGCTGCGAGTAACCAGCAATAAACTCGGCGGACTGACGCAAGTTGTGATTGCCGACTCGTTTCCGGTTCCCTTGCGGGCAAACGAGAGCATGACGATTGAGACTCGGCAGCGATTGATTGGGGCGAACGTATGAGCCTGATCCTGCCGGGCTCCCGGGCGTACAAGAAGCTGCTGAATCAGTCAGTGGCGAAAACGACTGACGAGCAGCGCGGTGTCCTCTACCCGTATCTGCGACAGGCTTTAGTGGTCGCAATTGATGCGTCAACGCTGAGCTGTACGATCGAGTTGGGTGGTGACAGCACGGTCGATATCGGCGGCGTAAAGGTTCTTCATGATTACGTGCCACGTATCAATGATATCGTGTGGGTATTGCAGAACGGCACGAGTTATCTGATTGTTGGCGCGCAAGACACGAAGACTCCGGCCTGTCAGATTCGATCGGACAATGAGCCGGTCACCACGGCGGGTGCTGCCTCAATTACATTCGATTTCGCTGGTGGGACAGCGGATATCGAGACACACAGCGGCATGTCAGATATTGCCAATGATCGAATCGTCATACCTTGGCCAGGAAGGTATCTAGTCGGTGCCCAAGTTCGGCACGTTGGTAATTCACCATCAGCAAACTGTAAACGCATGGCGTACATTAGCAAAAACGCAGGTACTACTGGAATCCTTCCTGTCTGGGAAGAGACCGGTACGATTAGTCCGTTCGAGGCTGAATGGTTTACAATGAGCGTGATCCTCGATCTTGTAGCCAATGACAATATCTCGCTACGAATTAAAGGTGGATTAACGGGTGAAGTTGACGTTCGTTGGGGGGATGGCACAAACGGATTCCAGCACAACGAAACAAAACTCTGGGTAGTGTATCAAGGATAGGAGTTAGTAATGCCAACTGGCTTGAACCGCAGTCTTACAGCAGACGAGATTAACCGTCGGGCGGGTACCATTGCCAAGGATCTCAACGAGGCAATGAACGACGTTGGCAATCTCAAGATATTCTTTGACACTTGGGATGACACGGCGCTTGCTGCATACGGACTTTCGACTGACGACATCACCACACTTCGCGCGGTCGTCACGGACCTCAATCAGATTCGCAACCTGTACCTCGGAGGCCAAACGCTGACGGTCGCTTACGACCACCGCACGTTCGCACGCCGGATCTGGGGTTTTGGATTTTGAGTGCGGGGAGGAATGCCCTCGAATGATAAAAGAGTTGAGGATTGATGCGATGACAAAGGTAGTTTTCTGGCAGATGCTCTTGGGCACTCTTGCGCTCATAGAGCAATTGGCTTGGGCTATGATGGGACATGAACCGCAGTTCCTTATTCTGGGGACAGCATTGGCATTGCTAGGAGGCGGCACGATTCAGCAAATCGGTATAGGGAAAGGCGGAGGGAATGACAAGTGAAGAAGAACCTCATGCGAGGCATGAAACAACGCCCGGATCTAACGACATGGTATCTGGTATGGATCACAACAATCATACTCATGGGAGTAATGGCAATGCACCGATGACGGTGCGTGAATACCGGCGGAACCACAAACGGCTCATCGCTGCATTTATCGCCCTTTGCTTTTTCGTGCTAGTTGGCAACGGGCTCGGTTGGTCTCTCTATTCCAATTTGAACAAGGGTGTTTGTCACGAGCGCAATGAGCGAGCTGTCGCTGCTGGCCGGGCGCTCAAACAGCTTGAGCAGGCGGCCATTGCAGACAACGACCCCTATCAGTCGTTAGTATGGCACCAATATAATGAAGCGACCAAGAGCACTCCCCTCCCGAAGTGCTAGGATAGAGCTATGGAACCGAAGAATAGCGCGGGCATGCCGATCTCCGAAGAGGCGAAAGAGATCGAGCAGACCGACAACAGCCCAAAGCCCGAAGACGGGCCGCAAGACGAGGTCTCGCAGCTATGAGTAAGCGTGGGCCTAAGCCGCAGATTTGGAAGCGGATGCATTTGCCAGATCGTTTCTGGGCGAAGGTTGCTATCCCGAGTAATTCAGATGGTTGTTGGAAGTGGACTGGTGCGGTAAATAGTCGAGGTTATGGACAACTTGCCGGAACATTTAAGGGAACCTGCAATTACGCACACGTCCTAATGTATGAGTCTCGATATGGTCCGGTAACCAAGGGAAAGCAAGTTGACCACCGCTGTCATACAGTTGAGTGTCTAGAGGGTGAGCGGTGCGAACATCGACGGTGCGTTAATCCAGAGCACCTACAGGAATTAACACACCTAGAGAATCAATTACGCGGCCGTACATTCGTTGCGGGATATCAACCATGAGTAGCGTTGCAGAAATACTCGATATGTGTCGCTCACAACTCGGTTACCTTGAGGAACCTCCGGGTAGTAATTGGACGAAGTACGGTCAGTGGTATGGGTTGAATCCTGCGGCGTGGTGTGACATCTGGATTTCTTGGTGCGCAGCAATGACAGGCAACGACGCGGCAGTCGGGAGATTCGCGTGGACTGTTGCGCACGCGCAGTGGTTTTACGATCACGGTCAATTTAATCAGACGCCTTCTGTCGGCGCCATTGTGTTCTTTGACTGGAGCGGGTCACAGAGGATCGACGCCATTGACCATGTTGGAATTGTTGAGGCCGTCAATGATGACGGCTCGATCACCACGATTGAAGGGAATTCAGACGACACCTGCAAACGAGTGATTCGTCGAGCGAACATTGTCGGGTACGGACACCCAGCCTATCAGGAGGTTGCCTTGCGAGGAATGTATGATGCAGCATATCCTCCGAGCGTGCCGCCAAAGCTCGCTGTTGTTGCCGGCTACATCGGCGGCAACACACCGCACGTTTGGACAGATGCCGAATGGGCAGACCAGATGGCAAAGTCTGGTGCCAAATACAAGCTGCCGATTTTCGTTCGTTCGACTGGCGGTGATCCGGTCGCAGACGCGACGGCTGCTGTTGCTTGGGCGCTCAAGCGTGGCCAGCCGAAAGGGACGCTGATCGCACTCGACTACGAGACGCGCATCGACGCGACATATCTCAATACGTTCGACGCGAAGGTTGTTGCGAACGGCTACAAGACAATTGTTTATGGCTCGCGTTCGTTCGTGATGCAGAATCCTAAGCCCTCGGGCGGTTACTGGACTGCGACGTGGGATAATGTTTTTCACCTTGACTCGGGCGCGACGATCACACAGTACGGTGGTGATACGCAAGGGGAACCGTACGATCTGAATGCAGTGGCAGACAATGCCCCGCTCTGGGGCGGCACAGTACAGGGGGTTTTCATGGCACTTTCAGATGCAGAGCAGGCCGAAGTTCTCAAGGCTTGCCGACAGATTAACGCGGCAGTTGGCTCTGGGCAGGCTTCTTACGAGAGCACGATCGAGGCGATCCTTGGTACCGCGCAAGCACTCGTGAATGAGGGTCGCTCGCAGACGGGCACAGTCGTTAACGCTGTCAATAGCGCGAAGACTGCATTGCTCGGGAGTCGTGGCGCGGACTTGTCCGACGTGCTCGGCAAGGTAGAAGGAAATTACAACGCGATCGGTGCGGTCGATGGGAAGGTCGCGGCTGTCGATAGTGCGGTCGCTGACGTGAAGTCGCTTGTGCAGGCTGGCGTTGTGGTTGACGTTGCGGCGCTTGCAGCCGCACTGACCTCGGTGCTCGGGCCGTCGCTTGCGACCGAGCTGGGCTCCCGGCTGATCGTGCCCTCGCCTTGATAGGAGGTTGTCAATGTTTGTGAAGTGGGGACGGGTCATTTTGGTCCTGACCTTGTTTGCTGTCATGGCAAGCATTGTCACACCAGCTAAGGCAAAGATGATTGACAGTAAGGCTATTCTCACTACCGATTCGGGAAGTCTTACGTGGAAGCCAGTCGCTATCGTTGACGATCAGGTTACTTATACTGGTAACGCTACTTACTATTACCAGCTCAGAGTCACTATGAGCATTGCCTGGAAGTCATATGATGGCCAAGGGCATTATTCTTCTGACGGGCCTTACGCCTTCCGCGCGCACCCTTCCTGCGTAAAGATTGCTCGATCGAACGGCAATGTCTATCCGACGTATTGCAACTTCGGTTGGGATAAGTCTGCACTGGAAGTCAGGAGCGATTCAGGCGCGTGGTATCAGCCATTCGGAACACATGACTTCGATACTCTCTCCGCGACCCAGGTTATTTGGCAAGGAAGCTGGCACGATCTCTCCACAACTATTTTTGGTTGGGGTGATTGGCTTAGGTCAATTTCTCATTGTGCGCATGCTAGGTTCCTTGACATTAACCACCTGACCAATTGGTATGGCTCGGCATCGTTTGATTTCCAGGCAGGAACGGAGGCTGAGCAGGCTGGTTATTGGGCAGGTCTGGTATCGGGACCGACGTGTCCCTAACTTGACAGGAGTGTGTCAAATGAACAAGGCAAAGGCTTACGCTGCGCTTGCCTTCGGGCTGGTCGGCGAAGCTGTGACGCTCGGGCTTGTGCCGGACAAGTGGCAGGCCGTAGCCGGCGGCTTCGTGGCTCTGGGCGTGGCGCTCGGCGTGTACGCGGTCCCGAACAAGCCGAAGGTGTAAACCGGAAACCGGCGGCCCAAAGTCGGATTAGACCGACATCGGAGGTTGACGATGACAGAAGAGGTCGATCTCACCGCACGGGTCGCTGAGCTGGAGCGCGCGAACGTCAGTCTGCTCAAGCGGCTTGACAGACAGAAGCGCGTGAGCGCCGATGTACTGGACGCAATCTACAGTGCTGTCCGTGACACCGGAGCAACGTACAGGCCGATCTCGAAGCCGCATACGCTACGTGTGCCGGGCCAGTCACCCGAGGTTGCGGTCGCAATCTCAAGCGATGCGCAAGATGGCAAAGTTACTGAGACGTTCAATATGGAGGTCTTTGCCAAGCGAGCACGGATGCATACGGATAAGATCATCCGTGTGACTGAATTGCAGCGCAAGCATCATCCCGTGACCGAGCTTCACCTATGGCTATTGGGTGACTCAATCGAAGGGGAACTGATCTTCCCTCACCAGCCGTGGCAAGTCGAGGCCGGTACGTTCTCGCAAGTCATGCACTGTCGGAAGGTCTACTGCGACATGCTCACCGACTTGCTTGACAACTTCGAGTCAATCAAAGTCTGCGCGGTGCCAGGCAATCACGGGTGGCAGGTCGGCGGCCGTGGCAGTCGCTACAATCCCGAAACCAATTGGGACCGAGTGCTGTATGAAATGTTGCGCCTGTACTTCCGGGAAGAGTCGCGCATTACTTGGGATATCGCCTACGAAAAGAACGAGACGGGTTGGTATTGTTTTGACGACA